TGAATCTGTAATTGTTACATTATCTTTTGAGAAATCTATTGGTTGTTCATTTATAATATCATCAGCAGCATCTGTAGATGAACTGTCTGTTGCATTTAAAACTATATTGTCAAATGAGATATCTTCCTCAAATAAAATTTTATCCCCATCTTCTTGTACTAATACATTACCTAAATCTTCTGTGCTTATTCTATCACCCTCATCACCTGTATTACCAGATTCCATAACAGCATAGTTTGTTGAACCTTCTTCTTGATATCTGTTTATAACTAATGGGTCACCAACATTGTGTGGTACTCCACCATCTATGTGTCCATGTTCTATAATAAAACTTCCACCAGATATATTTGGACCATCTGTTACACTTCCTAATGTTTGACCACTTTCTTGTATGAGTACATGTGTTCCATTATTTCTTCCTGTGGCATCCTCTAATAATATACTATCATCACCTGTCTTACCATCAGCATTAATTACTATTCTATCATCAATACCATTAATAATATTTGGTCTTGTAAAGACAAGTAATGAATTACCCATACCAGAATGATTAGTACAATAGTAATATAATTGTGGAGCATCTGCAGCTACTTCTATCTCAATAAAAGAACCTGTTGTTCCTATTGGTATAGTTGTAGTAGAAGATTGAGTTACACCTGTTGTATACTCACTACCACCTGTTGTTGTTCCAGCAACTGAAACTGATTTAAATAATAGTTGATGATTTTTAGTAGTATCTAAATTGTATAACGAACTATCTGAGGTATCGAATCTATAAGTGTTACCTCTTGCTAAACCTAGCTCTGGATTTGCAACTCCATTAATATAAAATATGTTTGCAGTATCAGTAGAGTTTCTTCCAACAGTTACTTTAAGTATTTCTTTTGTGTTTGTTGGCGTTGTAATAGATGTAGCATTTGTTAAAAAGTTTTCACCATCATCAAAATCTAATACATCTTCTAAAAGAATACCATGAGGTTCTGATTCAGAATTATCTTCTAATCTTATACCCTCGTTTGTTGTACTTGATGCCTCACCATCTGTTCTAACTACATTTTCAAATGTTGTACTTAATACTTGTGTATCTGCATTCCAACCTGATACTGTTCCTGTATGAGATGTTAAAGTATTACCAGAAGCAAATGTTCCTGTAACATCTTTTAATACAAAGTGAGCTTGGAATGTTGCATCTGGTGGATTACTAGAATCTAAATTAAAACTACCATCTTTAATTTCTATACCATTTGCTCTACCAATATCAGTTGTGTTTGCTTTAAGACTTGCACTTGTACCAGATGTACTTGTAACAGTTACAGTAGGTAATTTAGAATAACCATTACCACCATCAGTTACTTTTACTTTTCTGATTGATGTAGCTTCTGCAAGTGTACTAAATGTATCTTCTTCTAAAGCAAATAAATTATTGTTTGTAAATTCATCTGCAGTTTCTTGTACTGTATCTGTTAATAAATTATGACCAGCATTTGCTGTACCATTTGTACTATCTAATAATAATTTATTAACAGAGTTACCTTTTATTACATGAGGTACACCTGTTGTAGGTGCAGTATCGAATGTTAATGTTGTACCACTTATACTCCATACAGTATCTCCAGCAGTATCTGTTGAATTTAATAATACACCATCACGATAAATTCTAATGTCATCTGTGTTTGCATTTAATGATGTAAGAGTAAATACTTTTGTTGATGAATCTGGTGTAATATCTTCTTGAATTAAATTACCATCTTCTAAAATAATTTCAAATGGTACTAGTGAAGAATCTGTTCCAGCTTCTAATGTGATTGTATCTGTTGTAATATCTGAATCATCTAGAGTTCCTGCCTCTTGTAAGATACCACCACCAATCATACTGACAACACCAGTTGCAGCATTAATATCTGTGTCATTTGAATCAGAGGTAAATGATACTACATCTCCCACTTCATATAAACTACCACCATCATCTATTATAACATCACTTACTGACCCTGTTAGAATATCCTCTACAACGACCTCTGATACACCGCTTCCTAGACTTTCGATACTTAGAGTATCAGATACACTATTTAATATTCCGTCATTCGTAACGGCCGATGTAGTGATTTGAGATGATACTGTGAATGTTACATCTACATCTCTTGTAGATGATGTTGCTGTAATTGTTTCACCATCTGTAAATGTACCTACTATATTTTGTAATTCAAATTCTGTAACTGCAAAGTTTCCTTGTGTAAAGGTAGATGAAGATACAACAACAGCTGTTGCACCAGATGTTCCACCTGTAATAATTTGATTGATTACTTCTGAACCGTCTATGTTAGCTGCGGCAGAAACTCTGAGTGTAACTTTTTGACCCCAATTACCATCTGAGGCTCTCATCATTCTTTCTGTTGGATATACTATCTCTGGTGTTTCACCTAAGAAAGCTTTGAAGAATAATTCGTGACCTTTTGATGTTCCTTTGGCAGCATATAAGTCTTTGATATTTTTTAATAAATTTCTCTTAGAAACACCTGTTGCCAAAGTTTCTGGAATTGCGTTCATAAACTGGTCACGCATCTGGTCTAAGAAATCATAGATAGTGTTATCTACATTGGCATACTCTAAAAGTTGTTGAATGTTTTGTACAGGGTTTGCACGATACTCTGACATAACACCAGTCGCACCAGATGTTCCACCTGTAAAAGTTTCACCAGTAATAAATTTTTGTTGAGAAGATATATAAAGATATTTGTTTCGACCATCTTCTACTAATACTGTTGCAGTTGCTTTAGATGTTGCACCTGTAATGGTTTCACCATTTACAAATAATCCTGTAGAACCTGTTCCTGTTTCAGTAACAATACGATTACCAGTTTCATCTAAAATAAATTCTAATGTATTAGTTTGTTGTCTTAAATAATCTAACTCACCTGTGTAAGTAATTCTACCTGCCTCAAGATATTGGTAATAGTGTTTAAGAAATTTAACAAACTTAGGATGTTCTGATTGTACAAAATCAGGTACCTGCCCCTCAATAAGTGGGGAAAGCTTTGTTACTAGTTTTGAATTATTTTTTGCCATTCATCTAATACGCCGAACTGGTTGGTGTAGATGAAGGTGTTGTAACAGTTGTAGTTTGAGTTGTTCCTGTTGAGGTAACAGTATATCCTACACCTGTAGTTGCTTGTGCATCAACAGTTCCACCTGTTGTAGTGTTAACTAAATCTATTTCTAATATTTGATTCCTCACTGGTATCACATCATTAGATTTTGGAATTGCTGTTATACGAATTTGTGTTGATGCTGCACCATCCACATTCGATACTGCAGAAATTAATAATGCCGTTGTACTAATTGTACCATTAGTATAATCTACTGTTCCTGCTGTTGAGTTTAGATATGTTCTAACTGCGCCAGTAGATAAAGAATAAATTCTTAAATTACCAGAACCATCATCATCAAAAAAGTATTCTGTTTCTGTACTGTTATCTAGATAAAATCCTGTAGATGCAATCACTCCACCTGATGCTATGTTATAACCTGTGTAAGGATTATAAAATGCATTATTAAAATTAATATTGTATGATGAAGCTGTAGAAACTGGTGTAAAGAATTTACCCATAGTAACTGTGGTTGTATTATTTAATATAGATGAATCTGTATCATCAATTAATCCTGTGAGTTTAGAATGTCTAAACGAAGTATTAAATTCTTGTAAGTCACTTGAATTATAGTTAGAAATAGTTGTAGATATCAAACTTGCTAACTCATCCTTAGTGGATGTTGTTGCTGTTGAATCATAATTAAATGTAATATTTAAAATTAAGAAAGTTGTTTCTGGGTCCACAATCACTGGTGTAATTGAAGCAACTTTGAATGGAGCAAAGGCTGCAACCAAGTTACTCTTTTGTACAGTTGTTAAATTTTCACCTGTAGTAGATTTGATTGAAATAAACACTTTACCATATTCTGGGTTAGATGATACACCTGTACTTGTATCGTAACTACCATCTTCTCCACCCCATACAGAAACTGCTTGAGTATTTGTAAATAATTTTTTAGTATATGTTTTGTAATCATCTACTGTTACACATCTACCTTGAGCTGCATAATCTAATGGAGCATTAAGTTTTATTGATTGTAAAGTTTCTGCATCTGCTCCACCTACTGCATTTGCAACTGTAGTAACTGTAATTGAAGTAACACTATCAATACTTGAAGGTGCACTAAAAGATGATGCTCCATTTGTTTCAGATTTATTTGTAATTACATATTGTAATGTAACAATATTACCATCTGATAAAGCTTTACTAACTGTACCATCACCAAAGTAAACTTCAAATAAACCACTATCAGTTTCTTGTAAATAATAAACTGTACTATCAGAAGTAAGTTGTGTTATGTCTGTTGCTTTAGTATAAGTTGTAGTTGTTGTATCAGATGCTGATGTTTGTACCTTAACTGTTAAAGTAGAGGTATCACTATTAGCATCTCTTAATAAAAACTTTTGGTCAACATCAGAAGTATCTACTGTATATTTTGTTGTAATATAACTACCTTCATAAATTTTTATACTATCAAAAGGAACAGAGCTACCTGTGTTACTTGCAGTTACATCAGCAATAGTAACAAACTGATAATCAGTTCCGTCAACACTTGTAGTAAATGCAGTTCCTGCTGGCATTGTTTTAGTACTTGCAGTTGTAGATAAACTTATGTTAACTGTTGCATAAGGTGCTCTTGCTGATGATACTTCATAACCTAGTGTCTTTGCATGAGATACTATACTTGAACGAAGTGATGCACTATCTAAGAACATTTCATTTGCCAACATGTTAGCATTAAATCCTAAGTAGTGAGTATTGTATGCAAGAGTATCTAACAGAATATTAATACCAGAACCTTCAAAGTCATAGTCCTTAAATTCTGTTTGTGCTTTTAAAAATGTTTTTAGATTTGATTTTATTGCATCAAAATCTAATTCGGTTACTCTTAGTCTTTTATCGTTTGTTGCCATTATCTTAATCTCTCTAATAATACTGATAGGTCTACTAGTTCTGTGGGTGCGTTAACTACATAAAATTCTATTGATACATTGTAAATGTTTCTATCCATATCTGGTATTGCTCTAACTGACACTAATCTTACTCTTGGTTCAAAGTTATTAATAACATCTTCTATCTTTCTAGTTAAAACTACAGCAGTGATAGGTGTCATATTCTCAAATAACATATCTCTGATTCCACCAGATATCTCTGGGTGAAATGGTTTTTCAAAAGCATTTAGATTAATTAAATTTCTTAATGACCTCTTAACTGCTTGAATATCAGTTATTTTATTGACATCTTTACCTACATTTCTTTGACCAAAAAATAAATCTAAATCAGAATATTGTTTAACATTCCTTGATATATTATTCTGAGCTTGAGCATCTTTATATGCGGACATTATTAATCTCTAGTTATTTAATTATTATTTATAATAGATATCTTAGGTAAGTGTTAATTTACTCTCAGTTTCTAGTTTTTCTTTTTCTTTCTGTATTGCATCTAAAGCATCTTGGGCTTGTTGTTTCAATACTGCACCATCTATTTCTATCTTGAAGTCTGGCATAGATTCTAATTTTTCTTTGATTGCTTCAATAGATGGTATACTAATATTAGATGGTAATTCTATTGGAATACTTTCTCCATCTGCTAATTGTAAGTTTGGAATTAAGTCACCAACATCACCTCCTGCCTGTATTTCTGTAGCAAGAGAATCAATATCTAATCCTTTATCTTTCATTGCTGTTCCAAATTGTGATGTTATATTAGCAACTCGTGTTTGATATTGTTCTAAACCAGCTGGTGTTGAGATATCAATATCTGCTAGTCCAGCAAATTCTCCTTGCATATTTACATTAGGTACAGTAGGTAATTCTGGTATCATACTTGATAATGATGTTTGTAAATCAGCAACTTTAGATTCTACTGCTGCCTTCATAGTTGAAGCATCTGCTCCATGTTGAGCAACAAGTTGGTCTTTTAATGCTTTTGCATCAGTTGCAGTCTTATTAAATAACTCATTTGCTCCCTCTAAATTTGCTGTTGTAAAGTCTGCCATTACGCTGTTCTTCTCCACATATATGCTGTGATGTATGGTTGTACAATGGTGTGAGCATTACCTGAACCAACAGAACTAGAAGTTACAGAAGCACCATTACCCTCTCCAAAACTTCTTGTAAATTCTACATTTGCTGCACCACCTGTTCCTGTGCCTGAATCATTAGAACCTAATTGGTGTGTATGTGCTGGTAGTTCTGCTATTGTTAATGTGTGAGTTTTTGCACCACCTGTTTCTCGTACTGCATCAAAATCAGCATCAGTTGAATCAACACCTACTATAACTCTACCAGCTCCAAATGCTGTCCATGTTCCAAAACCTAATAGTGTGCCAGGGTTTGTTGCAACACCAGCATTGGTGTAAATAGAACCAACAGGATAAATTGTTTCCAATACATGTAATCGTAAACCTTTATCACCACCAGTTAGTTTTAAATTTAAATCATTTGAATCAGCTACTTCAAGATTTATCTTAGTAGAATCTGTTTCATCAATTTTTATATCTGCCATTGTTATCTCCTATGCATTCGGTGCCGATGTTATATTAGCTGCCAGACCTGCTGTATCAGTATGTGTATGAGTTGTAAGTTCAATAGTATTAGCAGTAACTTCTTGTGTAGTTGTAATTGTACTTCCACTACCAGAAAGATTTATAGTACTTGATGCACCTTCGAATGTCATTGTTCCTACTGCCTCTGATTTAATATCTAGATTCGTTGCAGCCTTAACAGTCATTGTTGTGCCAGAAGATATAGATGTACTTGCAACACTTGATACTGTCACATTATTTCCTGCTCCTACTAATACATCATTTAAAGAAACAAACGATGCACTATCTTTCGCAGTGATATCATAAGTACCACCAATACTTCTAGTTTCTTTACCACCGATAGTAATATCACAATCTTTTGCTGTACCTGTACCTGTTACTCCAATTGCACCTGACATAGCATTTGCAATATTAAATCCATGATTACCAATTATTTCTTCTTCTAAGTTTCCACCACCCGTTGCACCAATCTTAACTTGTTCGTTCTTGTGTATCTTTCTTGTGAAGTCACCACCGACTTCTAATATATAATCACCATCTATTCGTTCTCTCTTTGTACCACTACAAGTTAAATTAATATTTCCTTTAACAAATACATTGTTTGCTCCAGCAGTAAGTTCGTAATTATCTCCAAATACTTTTACAGTCTTTGTACCATCTGCAACTATCTCCTCATAGGTACCTGACTTGTGTTGTCTGTATAATCTTTCTCCACCAGGTGTATCATCTATTTCTGTTATGTGACCTGATTCAGATTCGTATACATGATTATAAGGATATTCAGCTGAGGTATAAGGGGATGTATCTACCTTTAGTCCTTTAGGGTCAGGTTCACTAAAGGTTGATAATGTTTCTGCTTTACTTGTTGTGGATACAGTTGATAGATTTGGTTTGGTTGCAGTAGGTATCTTTTCCCATTTGTTTGCTCTACGATTCTGTAATGATAAATGAGTTTCAGATATTTGACCTTGTGCAAGTCTTGATACATCTGATTCTTCTATTGTATGATTTGAATGTGTAATGGTACCAGGGTACTTTCCATTGGGGTCATTGAATCCTTTAGTCTTATCTGCAACT